GCCCGGCTACATACCCGGCCGACAGAGTGCAAGTAATTGCATCGGTTTACGCCGCTAAGTATATAGACGGCTTTAACTGGAACACTTTGGACGAAGACCAGCGAATCCGCATCGCCGACGCGCTTTTAAGCGACGCGCGACTACACGCAGAGGAAGGAATCGCTAATTTTTTCAAGGAGCACCCCGGCGCCTTAATCGTAGGCCATCCGGAATCGCGCCTAATTTTTAGTAGCATCCCGGTATGACGTTAAACGACTTAGAAGCCTACCGCGCCTCGATAGTAGGCAAGAAGAACCAGGAGCTAACAATCACGTTAACCCCGACGGAGCGCGCCGTTATAATAACTTTAGTTGAACCAAAGGCAGCGGCCAAGCAGAAGCAAATCGACCACGCCCGCAAGCAAAACCACATAACAGCAAAGGCCCGCGCCGCGTTAATTCGCGACATAGACACGCTGATGAGTTATTTAACCCTACTTAAGAAGCTAAAGGGAGATGAAGGACCAGGAAACAACGGCTAAAAGACGATGGACCGAAGACGAAGTAACGGAGCTCCGCCGGCTTTACGCCACCAACCTCAAGGCCGAGGAAATAGCCAGGAAGATAGGGCGCCCACTTCGCGCCATCTACGTAAAGGCGCATAAATTAGGCCTTCCAAACAAGGAGCAGCCTAAAGCGATACACCTAAACGGAGAGGAAACAGAATGGCTCCGCAAGGCATACCCGCACGTAAGAACCGAAATTTGCTCCCTCCGGCTCGGCATAAGCCCGCGTAGCGTAGTAAGAATCGCCCGCAAGCTGCACCTAAACAAAACGCCGGAGTTTATGCGAGAATGCCAGCGCAAGACCGCCGAAGCAGCCCAGGCGAGCCACCAGGCTAACGGCACCTATCCGCCCAAAGGCGTAGTAAACGAGAATTTAAAGAAGGGCGAGGCCTACCGCTTCCAGCCGGGCCACCCCTATAGGAACCACAAAATTAAAGCGAGCAATGAAGGACTATAATTTACTAACCCGCCACAAGCAGAAATGGACCTACTTAACCGCCGTTAAGCTAATCAAGGCCAACCCCCGCGGCATAGTAACCCTGGCCGACTTAGAGAAGGAGCTAAACACGTATTCAGTTATGAGCTTCATGCAATGGGACGACGCCCGCGCATTTTTCCAGAGCACCACCGACGGCGGCGGCCGAGCCTACACCCTTCGCCCGGAGCTTCGCGACCTTCCAACAAACGAGATATTAACCCTCATACGTAACAAAATTTATTAATTCAACATGGAACAACAACCCACAACCACCGCAACCGCGGCCGAAAGCGCCGCAGCAACCCAGGAACCCAAAACCGACGCCGAGCGCTACCCGCTTATTAAGGATCCCCTTTACCGCCGATGCCTCGACCAGGTAATAGGCGGCCTAAAGGCACAGATTAACGCCGCCGGCGGGAGCTACAAACTTAAGACTTCGCCAATCGTCCAACTCGAGCGAGCCGGAGAGCTTAGCGCCGATTTTTGCCTGGAACACTTCGCCGGCATATTCGACAAGACCAGCCAGCTGACCAGCGCCAAGCGCGCCGCCGTTAAAGCAATTCTAACCGAAGCCGCCGGCCGCATGGCCGAGATCACCGGCGAGATCGTCAAGAAGCAGCACGAGGCCGAAGCCAAGAAGAAGGCCGAGGAAGCAGCAGCAACCCAGGAACCGCAAGCCGAAGACACCAAGCTATGACCTTCGACGAACTATTAGCCAAACATCGAGCCGACGCGCCAAAGGCCAGCCCCCGCCACGACGAGGAAGACCTGCAGCGCGCCTGCTGCCGCTGGTACGAGCTACAATGGGGAGCGAAAAAGATAAACGGCGAGCCGATAGCCCGCGCTCTACACCATAGCCCCAACGGAGGCCGACGTAACAAGGCCGAGGCCGCCCGCTTCAAAGCGATGGGCACCCGCGCAGGCTTCCCGGACCTTTGGCTGGGCATACCGGTAAACGGCTGCCCCTACCTTTGCATCGAGCTAAAGACCCTTAACGACGGCAGCCACCAGAGCGACAACCAGAAGACCTATGAGCGTTTAGTTAAGGCCCTCGGCGCTGAATACGTAGTAGTTAGGACCCTTCAAGAGTTTATAAACACGGTTAACGCCTACTTAGCGCCCCTTAAACTTTAGCAGGAGTAACAAAAAATACTCATAACTTTAGCGTAGAACGTATTAACATAATACGATTTTACGCTAATTTTGTAACCGAACTAAAGCAGAGTTTACTGCCCACCATATAGCTGATGCCCCAATGGGACCGGGAGCGGGCCAGTTATTTAACCCCCGCTCCCTTATTTTTACGACTATGGCACGACAAAAAAAGAAGGCCGAAGACGACGACCTCGGCGACTTTAAAATAGACTTCGGCGACATAGCAATCCCCGATGTTAATTTAGCTTCGTTAGGCTTCGACCCCGACGAGGAAGGAGACCCCACGCCCGCAATGGAGACACGCTACATCGACCCGAAGCCACCGGTTAAAGGGATGCCGGTATTATACGACCGCGCCAAAGACTTAGCCCGCGACCTTCGCGTAGCAAACGGCCAGCGTTATAATTGCATAGTCTCCGGTAACTTCGTTTTTGGTGACTTCCTACACGCATATTTAACGCTACACCATATCCGCGCCGAGCACATGACTATAACAACGCTTAGCCTAAGCGAGCGTAACATCGACAGCCTAAAGCGCCTTATGGAGTTAGGCTACATTAACGAGCTCGACATGGTCCTAAGTATTTACTTCTACGGCCACGAGCGCTGGCAGCTAATACCCCACCTTTACCGGAGCCTCGACAAGGGGAACCGCTTCCAATTAGCCATCGCCGGCATACATACCAAAATAGTATTTTTTGAGACCCACGAAGGCCAAAAAATTATTATTCACGGCTCCGCCAACCTTCGCTCATCGGTTAACGTAGAACAATTTACCATCGAGGAGAACCCCGAGCTTTACGACTTCTACTACGACTGCTTTAGCAAGGTCATGGAACGATACGCAACCATCAAAAAGCCGCTACTTTGTAACGACCTTTGGAAGACTATAACTACTAAGAAGTTTAACAAATAAACCCCCTAAGAGATGATAGCAGATTTTTACACCCACCGCAGCGCTCCCTGGATAGTTAAAGCCGACGGAGACGGCAACTCCGACACCGGGAGCAACTACCCACCAATCGAGGACGAAGACCTCCCATTTTAGTAACCCTAAGCAAACGTTATGCGCAAAACTATCCAGAACATCAAGCTGCCAATAGACCAGATAGACAACAATATCGGGCAAATTCCAGGTGTACCACCGAACCCCCGCGAGATGTCTATCCAGGAGTTTAACCAGCTTAAAGCATCGTTAATGCGCGACAGCCAATTTACAGCTGTTTGCGAGCTTAAAGTCTACCCTTTCCAGGGCCGCTGGATAACCATCGGAGGCAATATGCGCCTCGAGGCTATGCGAGAGCTCAAATGGGCCGAAGCTATAGTTAAGCCCCTTCCAGAAGATACCCCGGTAGAGAAACTCCGCCGCTGGGTGATTTTGGATAACGCTCACTTCGGTAAATGGGACTTCGACAAGTTAGCCAACCTTTTTAAAGTTGAGGATATAGCCGCGGCCAATATCCACATCCCCTATGTTGATACCGACGACCTACTCGAGAACGAGAACCCCTCAGCCACCCGGATGCGCTTCGTATTCTCGCCAGAGCAGGCCGACGACATCAAAAAAATACTTAAGAAGGCCAAGCAGTACATGGCAAAGGACATCGTAGCCAGAACCGGAAACGCTAACGCCAACGGTAACGCACTTTTTACAATTATTGAACAATGGCAACCACCCAAAGAAACATAGACATCGTAAAGAGCGAGCTCGTAGACCCCAGGGCGATAGACCAGAACACTGGGCAAATCCCGGACGTACCACCAAACCCGAGAGAAATCGAGTACGAGTATCAAAAACTCAAGACTTCATTAAAGAACGATGACGACTTTACAGAAGTAAGCGAGGTTATTTTATACCCATACAAAAACCGATACGTAGCTATTAGCGGAAATATGCGAGTAAGGGCCGTAAGAGAGTTAGGATGGGATAAGCTCCCGGCCAAAGTACTCCCGGCAGACACACCGCCGGAGGTGCTAACACGCTATATCCTTCTCGGTAACGCCGACTACGGCAAATGGGACACAGCAGCCCTGGCCGACAAATGGGCCGATATAGGGCTCGACGACCTTAACGTAGAGACACCGCCAGCGGCCGATGACCTTAACCCCGATGACCTCGGGGAAGACTTTGAACTGCCGGACGGCGACCGAAGCGATGAACGCGGGATAACATTCAGCCTCTCGGCGGCGCAAAGCGAGTATTTAAATTATATTATCGGCATCGCCAAAGCGAGCGGGCTAACACCAGACCCGCGCTACAACAACGCAGACGAGGATGCCAACTATATCCACCTAATAGCAAAGCAATGGGACGAGCAAAAGAAATAATAGTTAAAGTTATCCCCAGTAAGATAGCTAACGACTTTGTTAAGAAGCACCACTATAGCGGCAAGGTCGTAAATAACTCTCAGCTTCACTTCGGGGCCTTCCTCGACGGCAAACTCCACGGTGTATTACAATACGGCCCGAGCATGGATAAATCTAAAACAATGCGCCTCGTAGAAGGAACAGCCTGGAGCGAGTTTATAGAGTTGAACCGCATGGCCTTCGACGACTACCTCCCGCGAAATAGCGAGAGCTACTGCATCGGGAAGACGCTAAGATTAATTAAGAAGCATGCCCCACAAATTAAATGGGTAATTAGCTTCGCCGACGGTGCTCAATGTGGAGACGGCACAATATACCGCGCCTCCAACTTCATACTCACCGGTATTAAGCCGAACCAGTCTATTTACTTATTTCCATCTGGAGACCGTATCGCCAAAATGACAATAACGGCCAACTGGAACAGCCCCGCCATGCTTAAGCAATGCAAATTTTTAAACGTAGCGCCAGGATATAGGACCGTAGCAGACTGGGAGAAGTTAGGGGCAAAGCCTATCCCCGGCTTCCAACTTCGATATGTCTATTTTTTAGACAAGCGATGCCGAGCCAAGCTAACGGTGCCGGAGCTTCCATTTAGCGAGATAGACCGCCGAGGCGCCGGCATGTATAAGGGCGAGACAATAACACAAGCAGAGCGCCACGCCATCAAGACAGAGGGGCAACGCAATAACACCGAGAAAACCTAAAAATAACACCGACATGGCCAATTCTCAAAACTTACAAGCCCCCTGGCGCCCAGGGCAAAGCGGCAACCCGAAGGGCCGACCGAAGAACCGAGTAATTAACACCTGGCTCCCGGCCTGCTTCGGCAAAAAAAGAACCCGCCAACTCGACGAGCTAACCCAGGAAGAAATTAACACGATAGAAAAGCGCCTATTAGTAGCTTCCACTAACGAACTGGCCACCCTCGCCAAATGGGACGACGCGCCCGCCTACGCAAAGAACCTGGCTATGGCAATTTTATTTGACACCAAGCACGGAAGGACGACCACCATCGACAAGCTCCGCGAAAGACAATACGGCAAGGCGGTGCAGAAGGTAGAGCTCACCGGAAAGGACGGCGCCGACCTTATGCCGGCCCGCACCTTAACCCGCGAGGAAGTAGGCGACCTATTAAAGCAATTAGACAAGGAATTTTAATGGACGAAGTAATAAGGGACATAGACGTAATTAAGACCTGGACCGTTAGCTCTACGTTGAATTTTACGCGCTACTTTTTTAAGCAGCTATATAAACGTAAATTTGTCGTAGGCCGGCACCACATACGCATCGCCCAAGCGCTCGACCGCGTTTTTAGGGGCGAATCTACGCGCCTTATTATTAACATAGCGCCCCGCTTCGGTAAGACCGAGTTAGCCGTTAAGAACTTCATAGCAATGGGGCTGGCGATTAACCCCCGCGCAAAGTTTATTCATTTGAGTTATTCAGACGGCCTCGCCCGAGACAATAGCCGCGGCGTCCAGGAGATACTCCGCGACCCTTCATTTACCCGGCTTTTTCCTGCCACCAAGCCGACCAGCCGCAACACACAGAAATGGACCACGACGGAAGGCGGCGGCCTTTACGCCGTATCTTCGGCGGGCCAGGTAACCGGCTTCGGCGCCGGCCTGGTAGACTTAGAGGAAGACGACGAAGACACAGCACTCGCGGCCGAAGTTGAGGAACTTAATAGCGTTAACCCCGGCACCTTCGGCGGGGCTATAGTCATAGACGACCCAATAAAACCAGACGACGCCCGCTCAGAGCTTATCCGTAACAAGGTTAACCAGAAATTCGAGACCACCATCCGCAACCGCGTTAACAGCCGCAACACCCCGATTATTATAATCATGCAGCGGCTCGACATAGACGACCTTTGCGGCTATTTGCAGCGCGTAGAGCCGGAGGAATGGGAAGTATTAAGCCTGCCAGTCTTAGAGCAGGACGAGAACGGCCACGACCAGGCGCTATGGCCCTTCAAGATGGACCTCGACGAAATTTACAAGATACGAGAGTTAACCCCCTGGATCTTCGAGACGCAATACATGCAGAACCCGATGCCGCTAACCGGCCTTATGTATGAGCGCCCCTTTAGAACCTACGACACCCTACCAGTAACAAGGCGCCACGTAATTAAGAGCTACACCGATACGGCCGACACCGGCGACGACTGGCTATGTAGCATTATTTACGTAGACACCGAGATAGGCAACTACGTTTTAGACGTTTACTACACTAAGGACGCGATGGAGACGACCGAGCCGGAGACAGCCCGAAGGCTGACCCGCCACAACGTAGCGAAGGCAATCATCGAGAGCAACAACGGCGGCCGAGGCTTCGCCCGCGCCGTCGAAAGGAACTGCCGTATCATGGGCAACAAAACCACGGCCTTCTCCTGGTTTACCCAGACCCATAACAAGGACGTTAGAATTTTTAACCACTCGGCCGAAGTGCAAAATTTAATATACTTCCCAACCGGCTGGGACCACCTATGGCCCCAATTTTGGCGAGATATAACCCACTACAAGAAGGAAGGCGGCAACGCCCATGACGACGCGCCCGACGCTTTAACCGGCACGATCGAGAAGCGCACCGACCAGCCCCAGAACTTATCACGATTTTTTTAATTTAAACAATATACACCATGCCCCCAAAATTATTAGAACTACTTATGGCCGGCGACTTCGCCGCCATCGTTAACGAGCTTCGCCAGGGCCGCATCGAGCAAAGCCCCGCGACCAAGACCAACGCCGCTCAGTACGACCCCAAGCTACACGCTATTAACGACCCGCTAAAGCGCCCCGACAAAATAGTAGTAGTAGACAAGGACTCCAGCGAATACGGCGAAGTGAAGAACGTTAACCCCAACGTTGAGATGACCACCGAGCAAGGCTACAGAATTGAGAGAGTAGCCCGCATCGCCCTGGCAATTCAGAAGCTAATCGTAAAGCGCGCCGTAGCCTTTACCTTCGGCAACCCGGTAACATACACCACCGACAGCACCGAGCAGGAACAAACCGACGTACTCCAGGCCATGAAGCGCGTATTTTACGACGTCAAGGAAGGCAGCCTAAACCGCCGCGTAGCCCGAAGCCTTTACAGCACCCAGGAAGTAGCTGAACTTTGGTACCCGGTAGAGGAACTAAAGCCTCATAACCGCTACGGCTTCACTACTAAATACAAATTCAGAGTAGCCATCTTTAGCCCCGCCCTGGGCGACCAGCTATGGCCCTACTTCGACGACACCCGCGACCTCGTAGCCTTTAGCCGCGAGTTTACCCACAAGGACGGCGACCTAATAACCCGCACCTACTTCGAGACCTACACCGCAGACGCCCACTACTTATGGAGCTGCCAGGGCGACCGCGCGAAGGAAGACAACGGCAACTGGGAGATGGTGGAAGGCTACCCGAAGGCCAACCCAATCGGCAAAATACCGGTAGTTTACGCTTCGCAGCCGCAGACCGAATGGGAGGACGTCCAACCGCTAATCGACCGCCTCGAAAAGCTATTAAGCAACTTCGCCGATACCAACGACTACCACGCAAGCCCTAAAATTTTTGTAGAGGGCACCGTTAAGGGCTTCTGCCGC